ACAGCCTGTGTTATAGGTTGGTTGTAAATATTTAATGAGCTATACACAGTTTTTCCTCATAGTATCATTACTTTTAATATATTCTAATTCCTGTTGGTCGCCCTGCACGAGCAAACAATGGATTAAATTCTCTCCATACAATATACCCTAAAGCATCTGCCATGTGGTCATGCCCTAAATCCTTGCAAGGTTCTCCTTTCTCATTGTATGACTGTAATTCCATCGATTCTATTAACTTTCTGCAACTGGCATGGATATGTAAACGGGTTTCCCCTTTGCCGTTACATAGAAGAGCCTGTACGGAAGAAACCCTGTCTCTGATTGGCGGATTGCTGCGTGGCGACTGATTGCTGAACCCATACGACTCCAGAATGGCAATATCAGTTTGGCTACTGTTTGTACTCCTGTTTCCTCCACTAGCATCTGGGTAAATATATATTTTATTGTAACCGTATCTGGCTTTTATTTCTTGAGCAAGTGCATCTGTGTCATGAGCTTTAGTTATTTCGTCAAATATTAATAATTTTTGATCTTTTACAATTCCAACAACAGCGTTCATGTTTCCAATGTTGAAATCAATACCAATTCGTAATGGTTCTATCTGTATCTCTGGTTTTTCTGTAATTACATTTTGTGACCTGTCAAAACGATCATAAACTTGACCAGTTGTAAGATTTACAAACTCTCCATTTAGATATGCCTGCAACATTGATGGATCGTAATTTGCCTGCATACGTTCTATAAAATCTTCTGGTAAGTGTGGATTATCTTGCGTCCTCATCTTTATTAAATGCCTGTCCTTACGTTCCTTAGCTTCATCAGTACCAAAGGTGTTGTATAACCAACGAAAGCCTTCTGGTGTTGAAGCTGCACAAAACTGTCTGACATTACCAGCTCTTAATCGTCCAAGTATTTTAGGAAAGGCTCTATTTGCTATAGATGGTGATACTACGTCTATTTCGTCTACCAGCACATGTGAAAGATTCAAGCCTATTATCCTTGACCAGTTTTCGAATGATCTGCATAAAAGCTTGCTATCTCCCTCTTGAAAATGAATTGTGTACTCAGGTAGTGGACTAGCTCTAAAGGTATATGGTATTTCATATTGCTCAAGGAACTGTTCAAAGTCTGTTTGCCAAATGTCTCTGATTAATGGGGCAGTTGGTTCCATAACCGCCCCGATATAACCTATGTTTTGTGCTGCTAGTTTTATAGCCATGCTGCATAAAGCTCTAGTTTTACCAGCACCATAACCAGCAGATAGACCAACAATTTCTGATTCGTTATCAAAGAACTGCTGCTGCGGTGGATGTAAATCTGTTCTAATTCGATTTAAAAGTTCATCAGTATCAACATCAGTAGTTAAAAAACCTTTTTGCAATACATGACCAGTAGAAACAGTATCTAAAAAACTCACGAACAAAGATGTGCTAATTTTGCTGCGGTATTAATTGCACCTAAAGCAATGTGATATTGACCAGCCCTTCTAGCTTCCATCTGTAAGGTGCTGCATTGTGATAAAAGATCAGCTATCATCTGAGGTCTTTCCATATCCCAATCGGCCTTTAACTGGTCACGAGCCATGCCTAGATACTTATCTACGGCTCTTTCTTGAACCCCCCAGTTTTCGGCTGCATAACGTACACAGTCGGATCTACGTCCTCCGTTTGCAATTATGCGAGCAAACTTTTGAGCGCGGATAATTGTTTCTGCTTGTGTACCTTTTTTTGCCATTAGTTAAATGATACACGTTTTGCAGTGTTGCCTGTAAAATCCTCCCATCTTTTAATTATTACATCACAGTATTTTGGATCTAACTCCATAAGATAAGCGTTTTTTAAAAGACGTTCAGCAGCAATTAAAGTTGAACCAGAACCACCAAAAAGATCAAGAATAGACTTTGCAGTATGATTATTTATTGCTTTCTCGATTAGTTCTATTGGTTTCTGTGTTGGATGAAGGCCATGATCTCTAACGCTTTGCCACACATCCCTTTCCCTCCTTCCATGCAAAATTTCAGATTTATTTGCAACATAAATAATAAATTCATGGGATGGGGCAAATGTTGTATTGAAATCTCCCATTCCATTTGATTCCTTATCCCACACAATTACATTTTTGATGTTTCCTATTTTTTTAATTTCATCGTAAATAGTTGGGTAAATGTCCCATCTCGTGCAAATGTATGAGGGAATCCCTTGCGGTAAATTGACAAGCCAACCCAAAGAAATAGAGTCATTTAATATCATTTCTTGAGATGGTTTTTTGTTTTTTATGTGTCTTTGATATTTAATTCCATAAGGAGGATCAGTAAAAACCATATCAGCCTTGTTGCCATCCATAAGTTTTTCAACGTGCTGAATATTTGTAGAGTCACCACATAAAAGACGATGGTTGCCAAGAATATATAAATCACCCTCTTTTGTATTAGGTTCTTCTGGTACTTCTGGAACGTCATCAGGATCTGTTAAACCTTCTGTTGGTAATACCTCTTTTTTAGAAAGTATGTCATCAAGTTCTTTTTTATCAAAAAAATCATTTAAATCATGCTCTTGTGAAAGTTGCTCAAGCATATCTATATCCCACTCTGATAAGTCACCAGTTCTGTTGTCTGCTATTGCTAAACCTACTTTTTGATCTTCTGTAAGGTTTGATCTTTTTACAGCAATGATTTCATCACCATCAGCTTCTACTATTTTTAAATTTTTAATCCCTGCGGCTTTAGCCCCTGCGATTGTTCCATTGCCAGCAAGTATGCGGTTATTTTCATCTATTACTATTGATCTTGCCGCACCATATTGCTCAAGACTTTGTTTTATAAGTTTAGAAGAACGATCTGTACGCTTTCTAGCGTTTTTAGGATCGTTATGAAGGTCGTTAATAGAAGGCAAAGTAGTTTTTTTAAGCTAAATGTAGCTTGAATTGATGGTTTTTGTAGATTTTTCTTGTTTTTCCCAGTGTTTTAATAAAATTTTTAACTCAATTATTCTTGACTGTGCTGCTTTTATTTTTTCTTCTGCTTTCATTCCCACTCCTTTGGATGACCACTATCTAATTGTATTGTGTAATCTTTAAGACTTTCTAAAGTCATTCCAATGCTTTTGTCTGTATTCCATTTTCCATCTTCAAAGGGAATTAATATAACACTTACTTCATGTAGTTCATATCCTGTCATTTCCCACTCATTTTTGGGGTTTTCAAATAAGCCACCAAATTCAATAGAAAAGTTATAAATACGGTATGAAAGTTCTCTTTCTACTCCATCCACTTTTATGTATTTATATACATAAGCACCTTTTAAGGCATCAAGTGGTAAAGAAGATTCTGAGTCTAATTTCATAATGATTTCATGGTAAAAGTTCTTAATTGATCTTTAACTTTTTGCACTTCTGGCGGTAAGTTAGTTTTGTTTTGCTTAATGTTTTTAGCAATAATTTTATTCATGAGCTTTTGTGTGTCAGCCCAGCCTTTTTTTCTGATGTTGTGTATGTCTCTGGCAACATCGATTGGTATTTCTACCCCAAGTTTGTTTCTTATCTCACCAGTCTCAGTTCTAAAACCATGAGAAATAATAGAACCGTCTATGTCGTAAGTTGTATTTGCTTTTTGACAGTGACAGATAAGAGCTAAATCAGAACCAGTGGATCTTCTGCCGTCCTCAAGTATGTCGTAGTCGGGATAATGATTGTTTACAAGTCCGTCTGAATTGTGGACTATTCCAGTGTCGTTACAGGCAAAACATTCGTAGTCAGGAATGTTGAATGTAACTTCCCTGTCTATAGCTGCACGTTTATAGTTTTTCATTTGTTCTTAAAATATCATTTTTTTGATAATAAAAATATCCTTCATCATTAGTAAATTTATCTTTTAAAGACGCTACTGTTGGCAATGAAACACCACCTGTATTTTGGCTAAAGGTTTTAGGTTCTGTATAAGTTATTTTAGATCCTTCTTTTGTTTTTTTGTAGCCTATCATTCCAGAATATTTATGATAAGCATAATAAATTTTTGAATTTATCATGGGGTGTTTTAAAAAGGGGTGTTTTTAGGTTTTTTAAATGTAGCTGTTTTCTTTACAGATGGCAACTCTAAGTACTGTTCATATTGGCCGTTTTTAATCCATCTGAAGCAATCGGGGAACAATGGAGTAAAGTTATCAGCTTTTAATTGCTTTGATCTAGCTCTTAAATCGGCCTCAAGGCATTGAAGTAGTCTTGTCTGTATGTTTTTACTTAATTTCATAAACTGCGCCTCTGCGAGCTTTCTGGATTGCGATACAACACGCAATGTTGTAGGGATTGCTTTGTATGCTTTCCAAAAGGTATCAAAATTTTCATAGGAAAAGCTTTTATTAGTTTTATAGTTATTTGTTTTAGTTATATTGTTTTTCTTAGGGTGTAGCTCTGACACCACCCCAG